CTACCAGAGTAACCCGAGAAGCCGGAAGTCCCTGTAGCGCCGGTCAGCCCTGAATAACCCGAGATGCCCTGAATTCCCTGACCACCAGTGAAGCCAGAGAAGCCGGAGACTCCAGAGAATCCACTATGTCCCGAGAAGCCGGAGACTCCAGAGTGACCTGAATACCCAGACCAACCCATCCACAAGACCCATGTTCCATCGTAGATGTACCAGAGACTTTCATCGGCCACGAAGACAGACATGCCGGTCTTGGGGGCCACGAAGAACCAGTTGGCTCCTTCGTACTCAGCGATCTTGTTGATCTGCCCGGTCCACAGGCCCGAAGGCGTGGCCACGATCAGGTACCGGTCCCCCTTAGCCACCACACCCGGAGGGGACGTGTAGCCCTTACTGATGACAGGCTTCTGCCACTCGAAGGTGTCAAGTACAGGAACCCGGTAATTCGTCATGCCCTACCCTCTAGACAGCTCCGATGATGAGGCACTGGTACGTAGAGTCGTAGGAGGCACCCGGCCCGGAGAAGCCCGACCACCCTGAGATCCCCGACCATCCTGAGATCCCCGACCAGCCAGAGACGCCGGACCAGCCGGAGTAACCGGAGCGACCCGAAGCCCCGGACCACCCTGAGATTCCCGACCATCCTGAGATCCCCGACCAGCCAGAGACGCCGGACCAGCCGGAGTAACCGGAGCGACCCGAAGCCCCGGACCACCCAGAGACGCCTGAGCCCGAGTAGCCGGACCGGCCTGACCACCCAGATACGCCGGAGAAGCCGCTGATGCCGGACCAGCCGGAGATCCCAGACCACCCGGAGATCCCAGACCACCCCGAGTAGCCAGAGGTACCCGTCGAACCGGTCGGCCCCTGAATGCCCTGCACGGACATGTCCACGACGTACTGGTAGACCGAGCCGTCCCACAGGTAGAGCCGACCGTTGTCCGCATCTTCCGGAGCAGCCGTGATGATGAGCGCGAACTCGCCGGTCAGGATACCAACGGGGGATGTGTCCGCAAGGAGCGCAGCGACCGTTGCGTAGGTCTTGGAGATCTTGAACCCAAGACCCTTCTCACCCGAGAAGCCAGACCACCCCGACACGCCAGACCCAGAGAACCCGGAACGACCCGAGAAGCCCGAGATACCAGACCACCCTGAGAAGCCGCTGATGCCCGACCACCCCGAGAAGCCCGAGATGCCCGACCACCCCGAGAAGCCCGAGATGCCCGACCACCCCGAAGCTCCAGACACGCCCGAATACCCGGACCTGCCGGAGAACCCCGAGACGCCGGAGTACCCGCTGACACCGGAGAAGCCCGAAAACCCGCTAACCCCAGAAAATCCGGAGTACCCTGCCTGAAGCGAGTTCCAGATAGCTCCATCAAAGTACCAGAACTGATTCAGGTCAACGCGCCACGTCTGCCACCCCTCAACAGGGGAGTCGAAGAGCCACTGCGCCGCCACTCCGGCTCCACCGACGGCACAGGTGGCAATGCAGTTTTCCGAAACCGCAGGCTGGCCCGCAAAGGCTGTCCACGTGCCCGGAGTTGCGCCGATGATCCAGCGATCCCCCTTGTTGTTGACCCCAGCAGGCGCTGCGGCGCTGTCCGCTGCTTTTCCGAGCACAGGGGGTTGCCAGCTAAACCGTTCGATGACTGGAACTCTGTAGTTCGCCATGTTGTGCCTCTCTATGCCTGCTCGATGAGATACGCCCCGAAGGCGTCATCCCATGTAAGAGCCTTTTGAAACCCTGTGTGCCCAGCTACCTCGTAGCCAAGATTCGACAAAGCAGAATGGTCCGAGGCAGAAGCCCCGCTATACCCGGAGTAACCAGACGCCCCTTCTCCAGACCACCCACTGTAGCCCGACACTCCGTCAGCACCGCTGCTACCCGACATCCCACTGTACCCGGAGATACCAGACCAGCCGGAAATTCCCCGGAACCCCATGTCACCCGACCAACCGGAGAATCCGCTGAACCCTGAAGTTCCTGTCTCACCCGACCAGCCTGAGATGCCCGACCCAGACCAACCAGAAAGACCCGACCAGCCAGAAATCCCCGATTCACCGGCAACGCCAGAGTACCCGGATTCACCAGCCATCCCGCTGTACCCGGACAGCCCGTGTCCAGAGTATCCAGAGATGCCCTGTTCTCCCGTGAGTCCCGAGTACCCCGACACCCCGGAGTAGCCTGACCACCCCGAGTAGCCCGACAGCGACGGATGCGTGTGCCCCGAGAGGGCGTACGTCGCTGGCAGGTCTTCGTTCAGGGTCTTGGCGGTCAGGGGAGCGATGATCCGGTAGACGCGGCCTCCGATGTTGTGCGGGACCGCGCTCGTACCCTCCTGCCCCCGAACGACTGTCAGGGTGTCCCCGGTGATGTCCGTGACCCTGACGATCTCGCGGAGCGAGTCGTCTGACGGGTCAGAGTAGTCCGTGTAGTTCCAGATGACCGCGTTGAACGGGACCGCCGGGAACCTCGCGCCCTTGCCTACCTCGACAGGGATCGACACATCGGCAGCCCCGATGGGTGCGCCGAGGTTCGAGGAAGCGAAGTTCTTGAAGGCATCCAGCATCAAACGACATCCACGACAGGAGCTTCGAGCACGATCTGAGCCCCCGACTTGATAGTGGCCAGAGCGGGGCCTTCGACCTCAGCCGTCGTACCCGCCTTGGCACTGAAGGCGGCGACAGCTTCCTCGGCGATGTTGGCCGTGACCGTGATCGTGCTGCCATCCGTGGAACTCGTCTTGACCTCGTTCGCGGCGACCCGAACGAAGGAACCGTCCTGATCTTGAGACTTCACGGTGCCGATGTTCAGGGCCACGTAGTCCACCCCGTCGTCGGGTGTTCCCGCGTTGAGAGAGACCGCAGCCCCGTCGCCCTTGATGCTGCCCGCCCCACCTGCCAGCATGACGCCGCCCCCGGCAGTATCCGTGTCCCCGAGGTTGGCCTTGGCCCCCACGAGTCCACACCCGCTCGCGGAGTTCGCCGGAAGCGTCGTCCCGGCCATGACCATGCCCACCCCGTCCATCGTCAGGTTGGCCCCGTGGCTCCCCTTCTGGTCGTTGATGGCCATGTCGTCCCACGCCACGTCCCCGGAGATCGTGGACTCGTGGACGTCCAGAACCGACCCCAGACCCTCCGCGTCCCCGTTGAAGGTGTCCATCGTCGTGTCATGGTGGGCAGAATCGAGCTGGAGGGCCATAGGAGCCGTCACCGCCCCGCCCCGGGTGATGGCCTTGACCGACGTGAAGGAGTAGCCCACAGCCGCTCCCTGCACCGCCGCGCACCCGTCCAGAAGGACACGGTCCAACCCCGCCCCACGGCCCTCAGCCGTGACCCCGTTGTCCGACCCTTGGATCGAGGCACAGGACCGGGCCTCGAAGTCGGGGTTCGTGAGGTTCAGCCCGTCCCCACCTCCCCCCTGAATGGACTGGACCTTCGTGATCCGGATGACCCCGTCGGTCCCGCAGATCCCGTGCCCCGAAGCCCCGAGAATCGTGGTGACCGTCTTGACCTCCACGAAGGCCCCGTCCGAGAGGATGCCGTCCCCGGCCGAACCCTGAAGGGTCTCCACATCCGAAACATGCAGAGCCCCACCTCCGGTGATCGTGACCCCGTTCCCGGCACTTCCGGTAACGGTCTGGCACCGGGCAATCTGGACAGAACAGCCGTCCTCTGCGTTGACCCCGTCCCCAGCCGCCCCGGTGACGTTCGTGTTCGCGTGGAGAAGGATGCTGGAGGCCCCGGAGAGCTTCGCACCATGCCCGGCCTGACCGATGAGGTTCGTGGTCTTCTTGATGATGGCCTTGGAGGCACCAGAGAGGTTGACCCCGTGCCCGGCCTGACCGGTGATGTTGACCACGGAGTGGGAGTCCACCTTGGAGGCCCCGTCCGCGTTGACCCCATGCCCGCCCTGCCCGAGGACGTCCGTCACGTCCCCGAAGGACACCCGGGATTCCCCGGAGAGGTTGGCCCCGTGACCACCCACACCCTGTACGGTCGTGCAGCGGAGGAAGCTGGCCTTGGACTTCCCGGAGAGGTTGGCCCCGTGCCTACCCAGCCCCTTGACCGTCCCGACCGATACCACCTCGACCACGGACTCGGAAAGGGCTTCGACCGCGTCCTTGGCGTCCGACTGGAACAGGAGCCCGTCCGCCACGTAGGCGTAGTTCTTCGACAGGCACTTGATTCCGGAGTCCCCCTGTCCCTTGAGGGTCTGAAACGACCGGATGTCCGCCCGGGATTCGCCGTCGAGGAGGATGGCCGAGGAGCCCTGCCCAAGGATCGTCTGGCACTTGTTGAAGAGGAGGAAGCCCTTGCCTTCCCCCTTCCCTGCCTGAGTCGCCCCCTTGACGGTCAGGCAGTTGTGGCACTCGATCCGGCCCGAGCCCTCCACCTTCGTGGCCACGGCTCCCGTGCCCTCCACGAGGTTGCACTCCACCGCCTCGATAACGGAACGGTCCAGCGCCCACAGGGCGGCCACGGCCCCCTGCACGAGGGAGCACTTCGAGAGAAGGGCATACGAGCCGGTGTCCGCCTTCACGGCGGAAGTCCCGTGCCCCGAGAACGTGCATCGGGTCGCCCTTGCCTGCGACCCTTCCTTCAGGTCCATGGCGATGGCCGACCCCGAGAACTGGGAGTTGTCCGGGCGAAGGTAGGACTTCTGCTTGAGGGTCCACTTCCCCGTGGCGATGCAGTTGAAGAACTCGCCGTCCGACTCCGTGAGGGTGGCGTCCCCCGTGAAGTTCACCCCCCGCCCGGCGATCTTCGTCAGCCCGGCCGTGATCGTTCCACACTGACCGTTCTCGATGAAGATGCCATTCTTGCCGTTGCAAGTCAGCGAGGTAATCGAACACCCATAAAACCTGACATGCACACCTTCCGGTACTACGGCGCTACCCTCTTTTCCGGAGATCACAAAGGAGTGCAGGTAGCGCCCCGCCTTCGTCTTGACGTTGAAGTCAATGGCCTCCTGAATGCCGGACATCAGCGTCCTCCCATGAATTCGGCCTCGGTTTGTGTCTGCTTCCGCCAGTTACATGGGGGGCACGCTACCCGGAGGTTTCCCACAGCATGGGCTCCTCCACGGGCCAAGGGGGTGGCATGGTCAACGTGGCGAGCCCCGGGAGGGGTATCCGCTGAGCAGTAGGCGCACGGAATCGCTTCAGCCACTTGCACCCACAGGTAGAACTTTCTCAGCGGGAGAGGCTCCCCTACCCCATTCTGGAGCTTTCGCGTGCGTCGAGCCTGCTGATTGTTCCGCTGCCACGCTTTCGCTGCTGGCGTCTTGACGTAGTTCCGGTACCACTCCCGAATGGCCCCCCCTTGAGGCGACCGGCGTTTTGCACGCGCAGCCTCAAGACGGGGCTCCCGGTGTGCGAGGTAGCACTTCCGATTGTAGGCGTGGGTCTTCTCGCGATTCTCTTTCTGCCACACCTTGAGCCGGGCTGCGGTTCGAGCCCTCTCAGCATCGGCATGGGCCTCTCGCCATGCTCGTTGCCGGGCCTGAGTGCAGATTCGGCACGTTGTCCCACCTTTCCCAGACGGAACCCGGTTTTCCGGGGTGAGGGGATGTCCGCGTTTGCAGGCGGTTCTCAAGGCGGGCATTTTACTTCTCGCCTCCGGTCAGACGCCCGGAGACGACATGGTCACCGGTCACGATCGTGTCTCCATCCACGAGAAGATCGCCCCTCACCGTCATCCGGCCCGAAATCTCGACGTTTGAAGCCACGATCCGGACTGTCACGTCCCCGGAGATCTCCACGTACTTGGCCGCCGCGTCCACGATGATCCGGGCTCCCGAGTCTCCGCTGGAAGATGTCGTGATGGCGACCCGCTTGGACCCAGCGTCCAGCTCGACAGCGATCCCGTTCTTGTGCCCGGCGTACCCGGCCGAGTCCTCCTCGACCGGCCGGGACACGAGGCGCACCCGCTCCGACCCCTTGTGGGCGTGGAGGGTGAGAGCTTGGCCTCCGGCGTCCACGAGGAGCACCCGGGTCTCGTTGGCGATCGTGTCCCCCGGGATCGAAATCGGGGACTTCCCACGGTTGAGGTTCCGCGCCCGCCGCTGTTTAGCGTTCTTGAGGTTGGCCCCCTTCGTGACCTCGGCCTCGAAGAAGAGCCCCTGCCCGGCCCGGTCGATGAGCGCCGTGGACTCCCGCTCGTCCTTGTCGTCCATGACGAGAGCCGCGCCCTTGACGGTCTTGACCGGGATCGTGATCTCGGGCGAGCTGTGAAGCATCTCCAGAGCTTCGAGGGGCACTTCCGGCCCCTTGTCCCCCGTCCAGACGTCTGTCGCTCCGACCATGGAGATCTCGGCCTTCGGCTGCCCCATGGCCCGGAGGTAGGTGTCGGGCTCCTTGTTGATGGCGAAGTACCCACCGAGGTAAACGTACTGGTCGGGCTCTCCTCCCGCAGCCATGACCCAAACCGTGGACCCCACAGCGGGAACCATGAAAGACCCGAAGCCCTGCCCACCGGAAAACGGGAAACAAGGGAGTGCCCACGGAAGGTCGTCGGTCTTGACCTCCTTCTTGATGTTCGTCCCCTGCGGGCCATGGAGAGCGTAGAACCGGATCTTGACCCGTCCCCGCTGCTCAGGATCACAGTTGTACTCTACGGTGGCCCGAAAGGCACCGCTCAGCGTGTCGGACTGAAGTTCAGACTTCGTGGCATTCGGACCCCGAGTGAACAGCCCCTTCCGCAGACGGGCCATCAGCCACCTGCCAGTTTGGGGTTCGCGATCTCCCCGGTTTCTCCGTCAGAGCGCCAGAGCCCGAGCGTCGTGGTGTAGGTACCGCCCTCGATCTTGTGGTCGATGCCGTGGCACCAGTAGAGCCCCGATGTCCAGTGCAGGCCCCCGGTCTTCTTGTGGACCTGAACCTCGTACTTCTCCCAAGGCTTGACCGAAGGGTCGCCAACAATCTCCAACTCCCCCTCGAAAGCTGCCATCCACGCAGCCCGGTACCACCAGAACTTAGCTGCGTTCTGCGCCATGTACTTGTCATTCCAGTCGCTGATACCCCGGGCCTGAGCCGCGAACTCCTCCTGTGTCTCAGGTTTCCGAGTCATGTTTCGCGCAGGGTCCGTCGAGGAGCCCTTGCCCGACCCCTTATCCACGCTCTGAGGGTTGGGCTTGGTCTCCGAATTCTCGGCATCCTGAGACGGCATGGCCGTCATACCCCCGGTAAAAAGGGTGGCCAGCATGTTCCCCTGATAGCTGGGTGAGAACCGGATGACCTCGGTCATCTTGTCCCGCCAGACGAATGTGCGAACCGGCCCCTTCTCATACCTCGGGGGATGGAAGTGCAAGGTCTTCGTGTCCGCGTCCACGTACATCACGTAGCCACCTGCGTCGTCCTTCTCCCGAACCGCCTGCTTCTGGAGCTTGGTCAGGAGAAACTGCCAGTCCGACCCATGCTGGTTCCACTTCTTGTTCTTGAGGTCGGTTTCTTCCAGCTCCTCGCGGAACTCCACCTTCTTCGTATCGTCTACGTCGGCCTTGAACCCGTTGTCGGCCGCGATCTCGCGCACGATGTCCGAGATCTTCTTGTCCGGCCACGCCCGGGTCTTCTGAGCCTTGGCGAAGGTCAGGGCTTCCAGAGTGCCACGGAGGTGAATACGAATGCCGTCGTACAGGAATTCCGGAACGTATTCGAGAATCTTACCGGTGTAGAGGGGGCTTTCGTTTCCGTGGGTGTACCCGAACTTGAAGGTGCATTCCCCCTTGGACTTTGCCACCTGCTCTTCGATGAAGTCGTAGTCCGGATCAAAAAGCTGGAAGTCGAAGTTCCCCAGCTCCTCCAGATCAAAATGACAAGAAAACGCTTCGAGATGCCGGGGCCGCCCGGTCAGGTCATCCACCGTGATGGGGGTTCCCCCGATCCACAGCCACGCGAAAGCGATCGAAGGGTTACGCACATAAAAAGAAGGAGAAAGCATCAGAGGGTCTTCCTCGGCCCGCTGTGCTTGTCGGCGTAGCTCAGCAGATCCTTGAAGTTGAGGCCAATCCAGATGACCGGGACTTCCCCCTTCGGCTTGACGAGCTTGGACGCCGCCCAGCGGTGGTGTCCGTCGAGAAGGTACCAGTCCTTGCTCACGAGAAGGGGCTTCAACGGGAACTCCCCGGCCGCCATTTTCTGCGCGATCCCCACGGCGTGAGACGGGTCATGGCCCCGCTGCGAGGGCTTGATGTTCGTGACGGGAGCGTTCACCCGGTGAACCGGGATGCCGTCAGACTTCAGGTCGGCCAGCAGCATGTCCAGATTCGCCTTCGGGAACTGGGGCATACTCGCCCGGTCGATCCCGAGGTCTTCGAGGATGCGGAGCTGGTACTTCATCGGACCAGCCCGAGAGACGTGATCGTCGTGTAGGAGGGAATCCGGAGAACCATGCCAACCACCACGTCCTCCGGGACGAAAAAGAGGTTGTTGGCCTCCGCGATGACCCACCAGAGTTCAGGTGACCGGTAGTACCTGTAGGCGATCAGATCGAGGCGTCCCTCCATGGCTTCCGTGACCGTATAGTAGGAATCTGCCGGATGAGCAGGAAGGCTGATGGGCTCCCACGTGCCCCAGAATTTCGTCCCACCCTCAAAGAAGAGGTTCTGCCCGAAAAACCGGGAGAACGGATGAACCGCCTCGGACCCCCGGGGAAGGGGGGTCAGCTCGGACGTTGTCTTAGCCATTTCCACCCCGAACGTCGTAGACATCAACCGGAACGTCCTTGACCTCCTCGAAGGACAGGGAGACCTCGGCACCATGGACGAGCCCGGGACCAAGATCCCACGGGATGCCCTTGCGGTACGTGACCGAGGCCGCCGTGCAGACGGCGATGAGAGAGACGTTCTCCCCGATCTGCACGAAGCACCTGTGTGGAGGCATGATCCCGGCGCTGTAATCGGGGTAGGGCAGGGACATGAGCCAGTCCACCTTGGTCTTGATCTCTCCCGGGGTGGGACTCGGGTTCTCCTGATGGGGGGAGGCGAAGAAGACCGCCGTGAATTCGATCGTCCGGGACGGCCCATTCTGGTAGCCCTTCAACGGAGAGGACCGGCCCAAGATGACGTAGTCCGTGAAGTTCGCCCGCTTGGAATCCGTGATCGTGTCGGGCATGAACTGGAGCTTCATGGACCCGCCGCCGTCCATGTCCGTGATGATGGCGTTGTCCAGCGCGGAGTACGACACTAGCCCATCCCCCCACCCACAATCTCATTGAACATCGGAGATGCAGGATTCGGGTTCCGTCCGGGGCGATTCGTGGCAGATGCCAGTTGCGCGAGGATGGCGTTTCCTCTCCGAATCTCGGCTACCACCGACTGATCCCCCTTCGTCGCCCCCGTGAACGGTTCCGGAGCCGTCTGTACCGGGGTAGCCATGCTGGCCATCTGCTGCGGGGGAGTCATCGACTGGCTCGCCATAACCCCGAGAGGCGGGGTGACGGGCTCAGCCGTGGTCCGCCCCATGGCCTGCGAGAGAGGCATGTTCGAGGCGAATCCGCTCTTCGCGATGGCGTTCTTGTAGGCCGCCGTGTTGTTCTCGGACGGAGGCGCGTACTTCTCGATGAGCTGCCCGACGGACAGCCCCCGCTTGGCGTCGATCCCGAGCTGGCGATCCAGTCCCTTGAACCCCGCCTCGGGCGAGGAGAACTTCAGGAACCCGCTCTTCGGGTCGTACCCCTCCGCTCCCTGCTTCTTGGCCCGGCGCATGGCCTCGGCCGGGTCCATGGCCTTCTTCCAGCCGTAGACCCGGATGTTCCCGGGGTTGTTGTTGCGCTGCCCGTGATTCGGGGCCTTCCCCTTGGCGTAGTAGCCCTCCTGCTTGGCGATGGCCTGCCCCAGAGACGTGGGGCCGCCCCCGGTGGCCTCACCCCCTCCAGACGAGACCTGAGCCGTCGCCGGATTCTGCCGGGCCTCGTACGCCCGGGACTGCGAACCCGCCCGGCCCGGTTCGGATTCGACGACGGTCGAGGGAGAAGTGCTGCCGGTCGAGGGGGAAGTCCGAGTTTCCCCAGCCCCACGAAGGCCGCTGGCGATCCGGGCGGCGTAGATCGCCGCCTGCGACATGTAGTCCCGGACGTCCTTCGCCGAATCCGTTGTCTTCTCCGTGCTCTCCTCGGTCGCTGTGGCCATGGCCTCCACGGTGTTGGCCACGGCCTTGTCCTGCGCCGACATGCCCGCTGCCTTGGCGGTCTCCCCCATCTTCATGGGGGTCTCCGGGACGGGGGCCAGCGCTGCCGGGCCGCTCGCCCGGGTGCCGAACTCCTTCGACATCTGCTCCCGGAGCTTCTTGACCTTGGCCGCATCCCCGAGTTCCTCGGCCTTGGATACCTGCTTCTTGTAGAGCTGGAGCTTCTGGTACTTGGCCTGAGCCTCGGAGTCGTAAGCCTCAGCTTCGGCTTCCTTCTTCCCGACCCACGCCACGAGCAGCTTCTTCGTGGCATTCCCGAGTTCGTAGCCGACCTGAGCCGGAAGTGCCACCTTGCTGGCAACCCGTCCGACTGCCCCCAGCCCGGGGATCTTGGACCCGACAGCGGCGACCCGGCCCGCAACCCCCTTGGCTGCGAGGGCCGCGCGCCCGCCCCACCCGGGGATCTGACTCGCCAGAGCACCGGCCCGGCCCACCAGACTTCCGGCCTTGGCTCCCCACCCCGGGAGACGGCTCGCGAGCCCGCCGACGACCCTCTCGGACCCGGAGGTCAGCCCCGCCCGAGCGATTCCAGTCCCGGAGCGAGCGAGCGTCCCGAGGTCGTTGGCGATGAACCGGCCCGCCCGGCCCACCAGACCCCCGGCCTTGGACCCCCACCCCGGGAGGCGGCCCGCAACGCCCCCGAGGAGACGTTCCGAGCCCAGCGTCAGGCCCGCCCGGGTCCGGGCGAGGATGCCGCCCACTCGTCCAGCCTGCCCAGCCGCCCCAGCAGCCTGCCCGGCGGCCCCTGCGGCCTCTCCAGCGACTCCTGCGGCCCCTGCGGCCTCTCCGGCCACCCCGGCGACCCCAGCCCCCTTGCTGCCAATGTTGAGGACGGCCTTGGCCCCCTGCCAGAGCACCTTGCCGCCGTAGGCCATGGCCCCGAGCTGCGCTGCGCCCCCGAGGAGGTTGGTCCCGGCCGACCCCAGCCGCCCGGTCACCCCCTCTAGCTGCTGCGCGGCCTTCATGAAGAGCTTGGACGCCTGAATCTCCAGCTCGTAGATCCCCTGCTGGGAGAGCGCCGTGGCCCCGGCGGCGGACTCATACCCCCGCTGCCGGAGTTCGCTCGCCGTGGCGATGTCTTCCGTGGCCTGCGCCCGCTGCTTCTTGGCCTCCTCGGATCTCGGGTTCTTGATGAACTCCTCGACCGGACCCTTCATCTCCCCCTTGGCGTAGGCTGCCTGCTTCTGGAGTTCTTCGACGTCCCCGAGGCCCATGGTCGTCGCCATGGTGTTCGCCATGGCATTCCCTCGTGCCCCGCCCCCGCTCATCTTCTTGAGCCGGGCGTACGCCTGACCCTTCGCCTTGGCGATCTCAGCCGTGGCCCCCTTGTCGCCGCGAGCTTCGGCATCGAGAAGATCCTGAGCCTCCTTGACAGTCTTCCCACCCATGACGAGGGCCTTGATGTTCTTGGTGTACTCGTCGATCCCACCCGTCATCCGGCCCTTGACGTCCTTCAGGATGTCCTTCGAGGAAATCCCGTACTTCCCCATCTCCGCAGCGGCCTCGGCCACCGTGTTGGCCAGCCGCTTCGCGGATTCCACGTTCCCATCGAGAGCGAACCGGGTGAACTTCAGCTCGTCGTAGATCTGTGCGAACTCGTCCGCCGAGACTCCCGAGAGCTTGGACAGGACCGTGATCTTCGTCGAGACCTCGTCGGCCGCTGCCCCCGACATCTTGTACATCTGCCGGAGGTTGAGGTTGAACTTCGCGGCCTCGTCCACGCCCATCCCGGTCGTCCGGGAGAGCTTCATGGCCGCCGTTCCGACCTCCTTGAAGGACTGCGGGCCGAGGTGCGCCATCTTGGCGAACTCGGAGTTGATGGCCGCGAGTTCCTGAATGTTGGCCCCGGTGGCCATCCGGGTATTCGAGATCTCCCGGTACCGATCCTTGACGAGGTCTTTGCCCCCCATGGAGACCTGAGCTGCGTTCCGCGCCGTCCCGTAAGTCTCCTCGGCCCGGCCCCGCATGTAGTGCGAGGCCCCCATGGCGATGGCCCCGGCCGCCGTGTCTCCAGCAGAGAGCCCCTTGAGCCGGGTGATGACGTCGGCCATCCGGCCGATCTTTCCCTGCTGGAGCTTGCCGTTGATCCGGTCGATCGCGGCCTCGGCCTTGGCCAGCTCCAGTGGAACAGCCTCTCCGTACTTCTTGTACTGGGCGATGGTCCCCTTGATGGCCTCCGTGTTGTCGTGAAGAAAGACTGCCGCCGCCTTCTTAGCCTTGTCCCCCGTGGCGTCCAGTACCGCCCCGAGCTTCTGGGCCATGGCCGTGCCGCGACGGCTGATAAGATCGAACGGAGCCGGGTCAGTGAGTCCCGCGATGTTCTCGGTGAACATCTTCGCGGCCTTCTCGGTGCTGACCCCGACCTTCGCGAGGTCGTCTGAGAAATTCTTCAGGCTCTCCGCGTAGTTGTTCCCGAACTTCTCGAAGCTCGCGACAGCTTTGGCCGTGGCGGCGTAGGCGGTCTGGGCCATCCCCCTGACCGCCTTGCCGACCCGTTCCGAACCTTCTTCAGTGGCGTCAGCCGCTTCCTCAGAAGCGTCCCCGATCTCCTCGAAGTTGCCCTCGATACGGGTGGCATACCGAGCGACGTTGGCGTCGAGATCCTTGAGAACCTTGGAGACGTTTTCCCGAGCCTCGATGATGAATCGAAGCATCTGGGCTTCGATCGCGCCCCCTACGCTACCCCCGCCCCCTCCGCCCCCTGTACCCGTGTCCGCCATGCCGCTACCTCACCTTGATAGTCCCTCGGTTACATCCCCCCTGCGATCTCTGCCTTGGCCTTCCTTTCCATCTCCAGTTGCTCGTGGAGCCGTCGGTAGTACCACTTCCTCCAGTACGTCGGCATCCCGTCTACGACGTCATGATCCCATCCCCCCTTGCCGTAGTAGCAGAGGGTGAAATACTCCTCACGCAGGGCTTCCAGACCTTCTGGTGTGAGTACGAAAAAAGCCCGCCGTGAAGGGCATGTCTGTCTTGAAATGCACCTTGCACTTCTTGCAGTCCACGCCCAGCTCGGTATTCACCCCGGAGATGTGGTCGTCGATGGCGTTCGAGAAGGCGGAGGCATCCCCGGCGAGGAGGTTCTCGTACCAGCGCATGGCCGCGCCGATGTTCTCGGGCTTCTGGCCGTTGATCTCGACGATGTGCTTGGCCATGCGGTAGACGTAAGAGGGGTCACCCACGGTCGGGATGTCCTTCTCCATCTCGCGATTCCGCCACTTCAGGACTTCCTTGTCGTCCCGACCCCGGAGAAGTCGGAACTTCACCCGGTCCTTCGACACCGGCAGCTCGGTCTCGAAGGGTTCGTTGCCGTCACCCTTGTGGGTGAGCAGCTCGAAATCCGTGGGCACTTCGCAGGACCGGTGCTGGAAGAGGCCGCACTGCGGGCACCGCACCCGGAACTCGTAGTGGGAACCGTAGCTGTTGGCCCGGAGAACGAGGACGAGGTAGAACTTGTCCGTGGAGAGCATGTCGTCCGGGTCGAGGGAGGTCTTCAGGCACCGCCGAAGCAGGATGTCGAAGACCTCGGCGATGTCCCCCGACTCCATCCCCGCCACGAGGGCCTCTTCCTTCCCCGTCATCGGGAACATCTCCACGAGCCCATCCGGGCACGTGTTGCCGTAGAAGAGCCCCTTGGAGGGAAGCTCCACGGTCGCCGAGATCCGGGTATCCTTGGGGGCACCCGGGGCAAAGTGGGGCACCTGCGCGGGAGCGGGAGCCGGGGTCGGAGCAACCGGAGCCGGTGTGGGAGCCGGAGCCGGGGCTGCCGGACGGGCAACCGGGGTGGGCGAATACGGGTTCTGCATTGGTGTCCTCCTCTTTCTTCCCATGTTCGTGAACCTCCCGAGCCTCCTGCCGGAAGGGAAAGCGTCATACCGGGAGAGAGGAGGAAGCGTCTTTACCGAATCAGGGCCGGGTGAGCAGTCTACCCCACCCGGCCCCGATGACGAAAGGAGCCGTCAGGCCACACGCGCCAGATACGCGATGGCGGAATTCAGGAGAGCCGGATCATCTTTCAGGAGCCCGATGGCCGTGTTGCAGGCGGAACAGAGAAGGCCCCTGATCGCCCCCGTTCCGTGGACATGATCGACCGAGAGGTGCTTCCGCGTTTTGTGCCGGGGGTGGGTCTGGGTCTCGGCCCCTTTGCAGATCGCGCAGACCCCGCCCTGAGCTGCGAGGAGCTTCTGGTACTCCTCCTTCGACATCCCGTAGAGATAGGCCACCCTCTTCTCCCGGACCTTCTCGGGGTTCTTGTAGTACCACCGAAGGGCGATGTCGGCCGCCCGGGACTTCTCAGCGGGGCTCTGCCGAGCCGCACGGCGCTGAAGAGTCCGCCGTTTCCGGACAGCTTCTGTCCGGGGCAGGGTCTTCGGGAAGAGAAGGTTAGTTGAGATCATGCTTCAGAAAAGTGGGATTGCCTTGTCGCAGCTCAGGGTGATGTTGATCTTGAAGAGATTCGAGTCCATGTTCGAGACCTGATCCGCCTTGACCTCCTGCGGCCAGATCCCGATCATCTTGTACCGCTTCTCCGCCGAACCGTCCGGTCCGATGAGAACCAGCTCGCCCTGCTTCTTGTAGGTGCTCGCGAGACCGGTGTTCCCGGTCTCCGGGTCGTGAACCTGCTTCTTCCACTGCATGATGCTGGAGAAGACCGGCTGATCCACCATGTCCCGGACGACGATCGAACCCGTGCCCCACTTCGCCTGTCCGGCCACCTTGACGACCTCGTTGAGGTAGCCCAGCTCGATCGGATCGTTCGTGGCAGCGGGCGGGTCGAACGACTCGCACGAGAGCTTGATGACTTCCTGCCCCGGAACCCCGTAGAGTTCCAGCTCGAAGTCGTACTTCCGCTGGGGTTCGTAGCCACCCCCCTGCGGGGCGAGATGCGCGGCTCCCATTCTGCTCAAGACAGCCTCCTATTTCTTCAAGGACTTAGCTACGTGCTGAGCCCTAAGATGCGCGAACCTTTTCAAAAGATTGCAGTTGGCACAAAGAACTTGAAGCCGAGGACTTTCTGGAAACCCATTCCGAAGGCACCAGCGAAGGAGGCCATCGCCAGACTTGAGCCCAAGACTACGGCGGTGTTCAGCCCCATCATCGTCCACATGATCGAGCTGGAGAAACTCTATCTCCCGTTCGCCACACGCAGCGCACTGCATGTTGCCCCCGGAGTAGTGGCCCAGCACCTTGAGCCGCCGCGCGAGATACTGCGCCTGCCCCGGGGTGGTCGCCAGCCAAGGGCCACGAATGTGCTGACAAGTTCCTCGATCGCGCTTCGAGGCGTTGCAGTTCGCGCAGAGAATCTGGAAACCTTCCGGCATCCCATTTTTCCGCACCCACTCGTACAGCATCCGATTCGACCCGCCAAGGGCAGTCCGATAAGATTCCCGACCTCCGCCAGAAACGTGATCGAGCGTCAGGGCGTCAAACTCCCCGAAGCCGCAACAGCCGCAAGTCATCTGCCCCTGTGAGTAGTGGTAGACCAGAGTTCTCTTCAGTTGAAGACGAGCTTCTCGCCGCTGAAGGTTGACCCCAGTTCTGCACGCCCCAATGCGGGAGGTGTTCCGGACCTTGTTACGGCAGTCGCGACAGGACGAATTCCACCCCGACCCACCCCGAAGCTGTCGCCGCCCAAAGAACTCTTCCGTCAGCGGTTTCTCGACACCACACTGGGTGCAGCGAAGCACGTGAGGAAGCTCCGTGTTCTTGAGGTGGGGCCGGGACATGGTTCAGCTCCTTCTCCTGATAGTGCCGAGGCTCCGCCCTCTACTGCACCTGCTCCAGAACGACGTTGATGGTCTCTCCGGCCGCCGGGACGAACGAGACGATCCGCGCCCGGGTGTAGGGGGCGTTGTCGAGGACGTACATCTCTCCCGACGTGGTCGGGTTCGTGATCGTCGCCATGATCTCCCAGCCCACCTCGTCGATGGACTGCTCCAGCACGACCACCGCCGCCGTCGCGTTCCCACCCACTGCGTAGACGTGGACACGAACCTGCGGGTACGACCTCGTGATGAGAGCATCCGAGACCTTCAGGCCGATGGCGTTCTTGATGAAGTAGTGGACCCAATCGGTGAATTCACCCATGACGTGGCTCTCCTTCTCCGTCTGATAGTGCGTGAGCCCTACCGCACCCGCACGAGGTGATAGACCGCCGGTACTTCGTTCGGGTCTTCCGTGTGGTACAGGTGCAGTTCCACGGGACTTCCCGGCGGGCACCCGAACGGAAGCATGTCGATCCCGCACGGGAGCTTTCCACCCACGGGGGGCAGAGCCGTCAAGAACGGCATGGGCCGGAGCCGGATCAGCGGAGTCTGTGGACACGCACCCGCAGTCGGAACCGGAGTCGGCGGTCTGGGGGTTGGCGTCGGTGCTCCCGGTGCCAACGTAGGGGTGGGCGTCGGGGTCTGCGGTACCGGCGTCGGTGGCCTCGGGGTGGGCGTCGGTAGCGGTGGCTGAGTCGGATACGGCGTAGGCGTCGCCCGCACTACGGTCGGCCTCGGGGTTGGCCTCGGGGTCCACTGGGCCACCGCCGCATGGGGCGAAAAGAGAGGCACTGGCCGAGGCCCCAGAAGAGCCCCGGCCAGCACCACAGCCGCCAGAAACAGGAGGCTTCTCTTCACCGGACTAAGCGCCGCTCGGTCCCCCGTGGATGCCGAACTGCGCCTCAAGGAACGACTGAACCGTCGTCCCGGCGTAGCTCTCCCGCGTCTTCTTCGTCTGGCCGAAGCTCGCTGCGTCCGAAGCCGGGGTCTGGATGAGGTTCGTCAGAAGAGCGAAGCCCGCGAACTCCGGGTCGAGCAGGGCATACGGCTCGAAGTCCTTCGGGTCCGTCGAGGTCTGGAGCTTCGTGATCTCCGCCCAGACGGCGTCCTCGTCCGAAGACCGCTTCTGGTCCCCCGCCCAGTCCACGCAGTAGACCGCCCGCTTGAGGGCCTCCGCCACGTCCGGGCTGGTCATCTTGATGCCGAAGCCGTAGCGGGGCTCGACGGGGTCGGGGCGCTTGAAAGCGTAGAGACCCCCGGTCTGAGAAACGGGGGCCGGGGAAGCCGAGATCTTGGCCTTGATCTCCTGAATCTCCTTGGCCATGGCTTCCTGATTCACGAGGATCTTGGTCAGAAGGTCGGCGTAAGGATCGCTGGACATGTCGTTCTCCTTTTGGCCATTCGGCCGGTTAGTCTGGGGTTCAGGTTACTCCACCTTGCGGAACCGGGTGCCACCCGAGCCGCGCATGAGGACTCGAAAGGTGCCTGCCGTTCGGGTGACCTTGACGCGAACGTACGGCATCGTGTTCGTGAGCGCCACTGCCGTCGGGAGCGTTGAACCCGTAGAAAGGGTGAACCACACCGCCGTCCCCGCCTTGACCGTGGCCTCTGCGTCGAGGGTACCCTCCACGGTGTAGTCCCCAGTGATGCCCGTGCCCGTCACGTGAAACCAGACCGCCTCTCCAGCAGCCGAGGAGATGACGGCGTAGGCATCGGACGTGGCCGTGGTCGCCTGAGCAGCGAAGACGACGACGGGGGACTGGTCGCGGGGGTCCGTCTGAGCGGAAGCCACCCCCGAGAGGAGCCCGAGGATCAGGGTCAGGATGACGACGAACTTCTTCATTTCGTACTCCCGTCAGAGATAGTTACGGTTCCGGGCTTCTTCTCCAGCTCACCCCGCTGGTAGGCGTCCGCGACGGGGCAGTATACGTCTCGGATAGGACAAACAGCGTCCTTCCCGTCATGCCCGGGAGGAGCCTGTGCCTTCTCCAGAGCCTTGATCGCAGCCTCGATGACCGGATCAGACTTGGGACGGTCGGCCCGGGACATCACATCCCGGTACACCTTGCCCTGCGGCGTCAGGAGTCCCGGAGCCGGGGAGTGGAGCTTGTAGTACAAGGCGAGCCCATCACAGACCGCCGACCCCAGCATCATGAAGATGTCGGTCGTCAGGTTCACGTTCTCGGCTGAACCCCCGTCCGCCGCGATCACACCCTTCAAGGCGAGCCCTTTGAGCACGAGGCTGATGACGAGGCTGACGATTGTGCGGTAGCCGGAGAGGTCGATGCGCTTCATGCTTCATCCCTTCACTTCCACTGGCTTCGGCGGAGTGGGCTTGGGCAGGTAGAACGGTCCCTGATTTTCGATGTGAGGCCAGTCCTTGAAGTCCCCGGGGAAGTCGGACCCATGGATCAACCCGTACTTGTGGGCCAGTTCCCGGAGCGGCTTGTAGAGGGGAATGTCCTTGGAGTCCCCGAGGTACTTCCCGTTGATGACAACCCCGAAATCAACCGCCCGTGCGAGGGGGGTCTTCTCGTCGATGATGTGCTTGGACTTCTTCCGGAAGCCGTCCAGCGTGGTGACCATTTTCCCCCGGGTTTCCTTCACGACCACCCAGCCCCCATTCGGCCCCACCCCCGTCGTGCCGGAACTCTTTCTGAGGATGCGGCCGATCTTGAACAGCTCCCACTGCTCGACAGCGGTCCGGGCCACGCTGATGACGATCAGGTTGCGGTTCGGAAACATGATCTTGTAGTCCGCGATGATCTTCGGAACGGCTTCCCGCAGTTCCGGGATGGCTTCGCGCAAATCTCGACTGGACATCTCAGACCCCCGGCTTCTTGGCCAGCTCTGCGTTCTCCTCTTCGGCGTCCTTCAGGGCGTTCTTGGCCGCCTGAAGGGCCACTTCCGATTCCCCGTACTTCCGAAGCAGCTCGAAGTACCGGGTCTTCCAGTCGTCCAGCTCCTTCCGAAGTACCCCGATCTCACTCCTCAGAGCTTCCTTTTCCTGTCTCAGCTCTTCACGCAACCGGGCCTCCATGTCTGCCAGCCGGTCCTGCACCCGCTGCTTGGACCCGAAGTGACGGTCGAGAAGTTTTGTGAGGACACCCCCACTGAGCGCAGCGAGGATCGCTTGCCACCACCCGGAATTCGGGTCCGGAAGCTGAGGGGGATTCAGCATCAAGGTCTCCCCAATTTGATGTAGGCCATGGCATTCCCGACTGCAAAAGCAATGAACGAAGCGACTGCACTCGGGTGTCCGATTTTCCCGTACTGAGCATCCACAATCTGGTGGTTCCACAGAACGGCTGCCACGAAAGTCCAGAAGAGCATGGCCCCGAACGCTCCTGCCCGGCGGCCCCGAAAGTCGTCCCGGTAGACACTGACGAGTTGCCCCCCTGCCCCGAGAAGAACGGAGATCCGGAACACGATGTCCGGCCACATGGGAGGAATCGTCAGATAGGTGTGTGCGTCGTGGTCGGACATCAGCGCCACGAACCCGATCCCGGCGAACCCGGAAGCAGCTTCGAGGATGTCCGTGTCATCGGCCATGACCCGCTGGAAGAAGAGCGTGAGGTGATTCCGGAACTTCTTCACGTCCGTACTCCCAGCCGCAGGTAGGTCAGGATCGACATGACGGCGCAGAGGGGGATGGCCACGATTCCGATGGCCGGGTGGAAGTCCGCGAAGAGGAAGTAGGAGATCAGGGTCCACAGCATGACCCCTCCCATGGACACCAGCCGACGGATCTTGTAGTCGTCGAGCCAGTACGCCCAGTACCCGAGAAGCCCGTACAGGAAGAGCAGCCCTCCCCACATGTTCTCGTGCGCGAGGATGGCCATCCGGGCGTAGACGAGACTGCTCTCCAGCGACCGGGGGAAGAAGAAAAGGATCAGACCCCAGACGAAGGCATAGGTGAGGTAGGTCAGCTCCTGAAGTTCGGCATTGGGGCTGAGCAGCCTATGAAACACCCGATGGGTAAACCGTCCAGCTTTCGTCGCGAGCCACTGCACCATCGGGTACCTCTCCCCCTGATAGTGCGTCCTCTGGAAAAGGGAAAAGCCGCCGTGGTGTGACCCACGACGGCTCGACTTCCGGGACCGGGAAGTGCTTACTTGGGCTCGGGGGCTCCGGCCGTCACGACGAGGGCAGCCGCCTCGGAGGCGACGATCTCGACGTCGAACGTTCCGATGATCTCGCGGAGACCCTCGCCGAGGTCGGCATCGACCTTGACGGAGATCTGCGCGGTACCCACGGGACCGGTGGCGACGACGTAGGCGGAGAGCCCGTCCTCGGCCGGGACCACGGTGGCCACCAGCTCGTCGCTGGAAGCCCACGCGGGGACGCCGTCCACCGGGGCCGGGTTACCGGCCGCCGAGACGGGGTTGATGGTCAGGGCGACCTTCTGGATGTCCTGAAGCAGAAACATGAGCGTTCTCCTTTTCGTCCGGGGATAGTTACTTGTTGGACACAGGTCCGATTTTCCATTCGATGCGCGGTGTCTGGATGGGGGGCAACGGGGACAGGGGCCGAGCCCCACGCAGGAGCCAGCCCACGATCATCCCGACAGCCACCCCGAAAAGTCCGACGGCTATGGTCACTGACAGATTCTACTCCTCGTTCAGGGGGACGAAGCCGAACCGGTCCACCATGTGGGCGACCCCGTTCGTGACGACGACGTCCCCGACGGACATGGACGTGTGGTGGAGACCGAGCGAGGAGATCAGCTCCCGGGCCTCGCCCTCGGGGGACCAGAACTCCCCCTGCATCATCATGAAGACCTTCTCCGGGTTGACCTCGGGGACCGTCCCGAGCAGCTCGTGGGTGGCTCCGAGGTTCTCGACGCTCGGAAGGCCGCCGTGCTCCTTGGCGAACTTGTGACCCATGCTCCCGGTGCGCCAGTAGCTGGGCTTCATGTACCAGACCTCGGTCGGGGCGGCGGGGCGGAAGGGGGAGGCGGGCCAGCTCGTTCTCATGGCTGTATCTTATGTCTATGAGCTTGTCTTGTCAAGCCCTAGTCCCAGTAGGCCACTCCGAGCTTCTCGGGGACGCGCCCCTCGGCCCGGTCGATGTACTCGCGGTAGAAGTCACTCCCGGCCGGGATGCTGACCCCCTGTCCGTGGACAGCGTCGATGTTGAGGAGCTTGGCCAGCTCGACCCGAGCGGCCTCGGGCATGTACCAGCCCTCCATCTTCGAGGGCGGGACGGTGATCGTGAGCCAGCCGTACCCCGTGCCCCGACCCCCCGTGACGCTCCAGCTCTTGCCGCTGCGCTTCTTGAGGGCGGTCTTGATCTTGGCGATGGCTTCAGCGCGGGTGAGGAACTCGGTGGACTCGGCGTTCTTCATGACCCGTATGTTATCGAGACTAGCTTGTCTTGTCAAGAAGAAACTTGACCCGCTGCCTTCTTCCTGTCATACATCCGAGCCAGCGACTCCAGATCCGCATCCGGAATCTGCTCGATGGGCCAGCTCTCCGTGCCCCCCGTCTTGGGGTTGCGGTGGAGCATCCGACGGACCCCGTCCGCACCCTTGCCTTTGTAGTCCCGGTGCTGGGCCGCCCACGCCTTCCGCTCCAGCTCCTTGCGGGCCGGGCCGGTGGACACGTGGCCGTCTTCCCGAAGGAGAGCCTCCACGAGGGCCTCGGAGAGCCTCACGACCCCAGCTCCACCTTGAGCTTGTGGACCTCGGTGGCGAGCTTCAGGGCGGCCATGTGGACCCCGGAGAGCTGGGAGGTGACCTCGGGCTTGGTGGACATCCCCTCGGCCTTCCTGAAGGCTTCGATGACCGTGGCGAGGTCATTCACGACGGCCACGAGGACCGCCCGGGAGGTGTTCAGGGTCTTGAGCTGGTTCCCGGTCTCGTGGAGGCCCGGGAGGAGGGGCTGGGCCTCCTGCTCCTCGGGGGGAGCCTCGGCCTCCTGCTCCGGGTTGGGAGCCGCCGAAGCCACCTGCGGGAACTCGTCGGCCGCCATGGCCTCCTGAAGCTGTTTCCAGATTCGCATCGTCATCCCCTTACGAAGGATAGTCCGGCTTGCTGGTGAGCTTGGTGGTGACCTTCATTTCGCCTCCCTACGCCACCGGGACGGAGGCGATGAACTTGTTGAGCTTGGCCACGACATCGTCGGAACTGGTGACACGGGTCTTCCGGAACCGGAGTTTGCTCCCCGAGATCTGCTCCAGCGTCCCATCGTTGCCGAGGTGCATGTTCATGTACCGGGAATTCTGGAGGATACCGTTGTGCCACGATTCTTTCGGATCGAGGCTGATGGTCATCATGATCGACACCCTGTCCGCGCCGCCGAGAGTGCTTTTGTCCGCCCGCACGACCGGGGCATGAACCCCGCTCTTGATGTGGGTGATCCACTGCTCAGCCGTGTGGACATCGAAGACTCCCTCGCGGAGAATGGCCTCGATGAGTTTGGTGGTGACTCTCATGCCTTGCCTTTTCTATCCGATCCCGTAGTCGCCCGCTGCGCGGGGCCACGTCTCGGGCTTGAACACGTTCCCCCGGGGGAAGTTCAGAGCCGGGGCCTTCCAGCCCGCAGCCTTCAGGAGGTTCCCGTTCGTCGCGTCCACGAAGCCGTAGACGTAGCGGCTGCTGCCGGGCGCTCTGTTGCAGACGATCCGTATGTACTTGCGGCCGACGTCGAGCGTGAACGTGGGGCGGGACAGCTCGGAGAGGGTCTTCTCGTACCGCTCGTCCACACGCCCCTTGACGAAGTTCAGGAAGGAATGCAGGGCAGTCGAGAAGTCCACAGATCCAGCCGGAGGGGTGGGGACGGTCTCGGTGGCTTTTTCCATGCCCATATCTTGCCTGCTAAGACTTGACTTGTCAAGTTATTTCTTCGGGGGGACGTAGAGGTCGATGTCCGAGGAGCCGCACTTCGAGCACTTCCGGGCCGTCTCGGGAAGGGTCTTCCCGCACTCCTGACACTGGAAGTAGGGGGGCTTGGCCTCGCTGAGCCGGGACTCCCCGAGCTGCTTGAGCCGATCGTCGATGGCCTTGAGCTTCGCCGTCGTCTGCCCGTGGTCGATCTCGTAGTTCGATGACCCCCAGCCCACCGTGGTTCCCCGTTCCAGCCGTTCCAGCTTGTCGGTAGCGATCTTCCGGAGGGACCGGAGAGTGGTGGCGTCGGCCTTCTGGATCTGGGCCAGCTCGTAGGACGGCACAGCCCACGTCTTCTCGGAGAGGAGAGCTTCGGCGATCTGCTCGGAGAGTCGCATCAAACTACCTGTAGGCCGATCCGCCGGGCTGCTTCCCAGTCTTCGGGAGGTGCTCAGCAACAAGATGGTCCACGATCCCCTGATGCCCGTCGAGGGACGTGAACTGGTAATGAACCGGCTGCCCCTCACGGTCGATGGGGAAAGAGTTCTTGAGCCTCTGGATGAACTGGGCAGCGGTGAACGAACCGGTATACGAGCCCTGATTGCCGTACTTTCCAGACAGGGTCTTTCCGAACGACTCGCACTTGATCTTGAGCTGGAACGGCTCCTCCTCAAGAAGAGACTCCGTGACGGACTCGACGACATCCGCGTTCTTCTTGCACTTCGGGCAGATGATGGACCCGTCGTGCTGGATCGCTTTCCCGGAGACGGTGAACGGGGTCTTGCAGTTCTTACACTTCCCCGAGACCAGTCCCCCGGGAGGAAGCGGACCCGTGTGATGCACGAGATCCTTGGACTCCTGAACGTGCTTGACGACCACGGACCCCATCTTCCCGAGGTTTTTCTGCGCCGAACGCTCGGCCTCTCCGGCAGTCGTGTAGGTGAAGGAGCTTCCGAACCCCATGCCGTCGTCCCGGACCGCGTGCCACTTGTAGTAGCCGCCCTTCCCGGTGACAGTGGCGACGAAGTGCCGCTCGGTCAGGAGGGCCTCGACGATGCGCTTGGCGTGCCGGGCCGCCGTGCCCTCCGTGACCGGGACGGTCGCCGGGAGCCCGGCCCACTTGAGCAGGAGCTTGTCGGGAAAAGACGAGAAGATCACTGGCCCCGGCCCCATGCCCGGTTTCGGAGGCAGCACCGCTTGCTGGCCGTTGACCGTCGTCCGAAACCGAGCAGGGATCTTCTCCCACGCCTTCTTTTCCAGCTCGTCGCGAGTCATCAGTACCACCCCATCTCGGAGTTCCGGGCGTGCATGTTCTCCATGGACCACTTGTGCCAGCAATCGGCGCAGTAGACCTTCTTGGTGCGAGGGTTCCAGCCGACCTTGTCACCGACCTTGACCGTGTGTCCGGGCTTGCAGTCCGCCGGACCAGCCCGCTTCGCCGTGAGAGGAACGTAGTTCGAGAAGTTGCTGCTGTCCCCGTATTCCGTCAGAACTGCTTCGGAAACCGATTCCGTTTCCGTGGCCAGCCGACGAAGCGCGCACTTCTGACAGACGGGTTCCTTGTCATGGAAATAGTACCGCTCTCCCGCACTGAATCTCTTACCACAACTAGAGCACCCCGCCCCTCCAGTGTTAGAGGCCGGGGTCACCTTCGACGGTAACGAAGACAGAGACCGCTCTGCAAGAAGAGCTTCAGTGATTCGTCCCGAAGACGTGACCTTGGCCTCTCCATGAACTTCCGTAGACAGTGACTTCTGCTGCATGGCGTGAATCAGGGCCTCGGCCGCCTTGGTTCCACCCTTGGTGTCGTAGATGTTGTGACTGCGCCCCGACTGCCCCGGAAAATCCTTCCCGGCCATTCGGTTGAATTCAACTTCACCGAGAGGCGTCTTGACGGAGAACTCCCCGAACCCCATGTGGTTGACCTCGTACCCGTGCCCGAGGCTGCTCACGCTCTGGAGGAACCCGGAGTCGGCATAGAGCTTCCCACCCATGTGCGCGTGGTGCCCGTTGCTCTCGTCGAGAAGGGCCTCGGTGATTCGCGTAACCTCCCCCGGCCCCATTTTCGACTCCACTTTCGTGTAGGCCATCACGTCCTTACCAAGTTTGTCGTACTTGGCATACGCGGCGTCGATGTACTGGTCCATCACATGGTCCGGAGTGTCCAGAGGAAATTTCTTCAGTTCAAGGGTCTGGCCATGGCTTTTGATGCGGACCACCTGATGCTTCATTACCTGCTCCTGACGTTGAGAAGTCCGTTCGGGCCTGCCGAGATCTCCTTGACGATCTTCCCAGCGTCCGTCTTCACGAAGATGGTCTTGCCGTTGGAGTTCCGGGCGAGCTGTTCGGCGGCCTTCTGGGCTGACCCGAGGGTCTCGAACGTCTGGTTCCCCACGACGAACGATCCGCTCAGGAGAGATTCCACGATCTGGTCGGCATGGGCCATGGTGATTCCTTCCGAGACGACGGTATCCGCTGGCCACTTCCTCAGCTTCAGAAGTTCGGCATTCGACATGGTGTGCAGCTCGGTCATGTCGGCGTAGCGGTTTGCTGAGGGGCTGTGCTTCACGTAGAAGCGTATGTTCCCGTGATCGTCCTTCTCGACGTGCCGAAGGTTGGGCTGAACGGAGTACCACGCCTGCTGCTCCAGCGTCTTGCGGGTGACCCGCAAGTTCTTGACCGGTCGGTCTACGATTCGGAGCTTCTTCGGTTCAGCCATCATCCTGCCCTTCATCCTGAAAGGAGGTGGCCCCCGTTAGGGGACCACCCCCCTCAGAACTCTGGATCAGTAGGTGAGTTCCTCGAAGTTGGCACCCTGATTGACGACCGCGAACTTCACCTCGATGAACTCGGCCGACTTCGTGGGCTTGAGGGCGACGACACCGTGCATCTCGTTGCGGTCCATGGCGTCGGGCGGGTTGGTCGAGGAGTCGCAGATGACCTTGTAGTCGATGACTCCGCGCCGCTGCTTGACCGACTCCATGTACGGCTCGACGAGGTTGACGAACGTGGCCCACGTGATCGGGTCGTTCGGCTCGAAGGTGAGGTACTTGACCGCCGTCGCGATGACCTTCCGGAGGTACAGAACGAGGCGGACGACGTTGACCCGGTCGAGGGCCGAGGGCTTGCGCTGGAGGGACCGCTGGCCCCAGATCGTGATGCCGTCCTTGCGGAAGTTCACGATCGGGTTGACGGCGTTCTGGTTGCCGTAGAGGAGATCCCGCTCACCGAGGTCGGCCGAGTGCTCGACCCGGAGGGGCTGGATGAGGTGGCCCCGGTTCAGACCAGCCGGAGCGAACCACGTCTCGGTGGTGTAGTCGGTGTAGGCGTAGACGCCCGCCACGAGGCCGCTGGGCGGAACCCAGACCTTCTGCTTGTTGGTGGCGTCGTAGATCTCCAGCCACGGCCAGTAGAGGGCACCGTAGAGGCTGTTGAACGCCTGATGGTCCGAGTAGGCCCCGTACCCGTTGTGCCAGTCGGTGACCTGCTGGACCGAGAGGCCGAACGGCGGGTCGATGATCGCCATGCAGTCGCCGCGCACGGAGCAGAGGAGCAGCTCCTCGTTGATGACCGCAGCGGACGAGATGCCCGGGACCATGAGGATGTTCAGGTCGAGATCCTCGGCGTTGGCGAAGAGCTGGAGGCCCGTCTTCCCGCCGGGGGTCACGACCCCGATGTAGTCGGCGTCCGTGATGTCGGTGATGCCGTCGTTGCCACCGGCCATCACGTTGACCACACCGAAGGCCGGGAAGTTCACGGTTCCCGCGTCATCGGCGACCGTGATCCACGTCGAGGCGTCGTTGATCTTGGTCTCGACGAAGTTCACGCTGAGGGGGTCTTTGTTCAGGTTGTCCCACGCATCGACGGCAGCCTCGCCGTCGTAGACGGTGAGCTTGAAGGTTCCCGGGTTCTGCCCGGCCGAGGCGACGACCGAGAGGGCGTTGCCGTGGGTGCCCTTGGTGCGGGCCGACACCGTGAGGGAAGTCGTGGCCGCCGTGCCGGTCCCATTCACCGCCGCCGTGGAGAGGTTGAGGGCGTACTGGCCCGAGCCCCCCGGGTCGCACTGGACGGACGCCGTCGTTCCGACCGTGAGCGAGGAGATCTTTACCTTGCCATCCGCCGTGACGGAGGCCACACCCTCGTTGTACCCGTCGGTACCGACGACCGCGTTGATGATGGTCGCGATGGCCGTGGCGGAGCTGAGCCCCGAGGGGAGCCCGATGCTGCGGACCGCGCCACCGTTGAACTTGAGGTGGAGGGTGTTGTTCGACCCGAAGGTGAACGGACCCGCGATGGAAGCCGTGGCCGAGGCCGCCGTGGCCGCCGCACCCCGGTGCAGGAGGGCATCGAGCCCGAGAGTCGTGGCTGCCGAACCGGCCGTCACGATGATCGAGCTGGTCGCCCCCGTGGCCGTGGAGGTGATCCGAACGACATCGTTCCCGCCGTCGGTGACACCTACCGCCGTGGCGAGCCCGGTGGCGTTGATGTCGATCTCGGACTGGATGGCAGCCGCGATGTCGGTATGGGTCTGCGAGCCGACAGGGAGGGTCGCCGTGATCGGAGCCGCGCCGTCGATCGAGAAGGTCAGGGAGTCGTTGTCCCCGAGGATGATCGTGTACGGACCGGTGACGTTGTCCCCGGTGATGACGCCGGAAGTGGCCGCCACCCCGTCCGAAGTCACGCCGCCGGACGCGAACCCGAAGACCGAGTTGGCCGTGGAACCGTTGGCGACGGAGTCGATGATGATGTGCGACGGGGCGCCGAGGGTCGTCGAGGTGATGCTGAACGTCCCGTTCGGCAGAGCCGTCACGGCGACGTCCACGTTCCCGCCGCCGCCCGCGATGGCCCCGGCGATCTCGGAGGCGACAGCCGCCGTCGTCCGGACACCCTTGGTCAGGGTGATGACGAGGAAGTCGGCATCGTCGTTCACCTTGAGGCGGAGGACGTTGTTGTCCGTCCCGAGGACCATGTACGGTCCCGCGACCCCGGCCGTGATGCTGGCTGCCGTGGTGGCCTCCAGCATGTTCACGGAGGCGGCAGCGGCCGAAGGCCCGGCCACGCGCACGTAGTAGAACTGGCGACCGTACCGAAGGAACTGGAGGGCCGCGTACGGACCCATGTAGTTCGGGTTCGGCTGCCCGAAGTTCGTGACGAACGAGAGGACGTTCGACACGTAGGTGGGCTCGTTCAGCGGACCCTTGCTCGCCATCCCGACGGCACCCGCGATCGTGGTGCTGAGGTTCGGGATGTAGAGGCTGAGGTCCAGAAT